AAATTAGAACACAATTCAAACAAGTGATTGATGAGATTGACACCCTAAACAAAATCTTTATCAAAGACATTGGAGAAGATGATTCCCCATTTGAGGATGGTTGCTATGTGGGCATGATACGCCCATACGTGGCTCCTGATCCACACGGCAATGGCAAGTATCAAGTGTACATTTGTACCAGTCATGTGTTAAACAAACAAAACTATGACCTAGATTATTCACTGTGTGATGTGGACAATATTATTCCCACATGGCAACGACTCAGCGACAACTATGCGGCCAAAGGATATCCATACGAAGTAAAAAACAACTGTGGACAAGATTGGACCGAAAGTTGCAAATACTGCTACTATAAATTCAACAACAAAATTTTACACACTGTGGCACAAGAAATGCCGGATCGGAACTTTCCATGACACAAGTATTTGACGAACAGTACTATCGTTCCAACAACTATGTTGATTATTTCTCCAAACGTGAACGATACGTAAAGACCGCTGAAGAAATACAACAGGTGTTTCACAAATTCAGTCTCATCAACCAAGATTCAACCATACTAGATTATGGATGCAGTTTGGGTTTCTTGATCAAAGGATTTGAAAAAGCTGGATTCAAAAACGTTTTTGGGTATGATATCTCCGACTGGGCTGTGGAGCAAGCAAGAAAAAATGATTGTAAAATACTGGAGCATGCTCGGGGCACATTCGACCTGGGCATATTTTTAGACGTGCTAGAGCACATGACTGATCAACAAATTGCTGAATTATTTTCTCAACTCAAACTTGATAAAGTTTTGGTTAGAATACCATGTGCTGTTGCCAAACAGCCCAATGAGTTTTATCTAGAGGTATCTCGACGAGACTCTACACACATAAACTGCAAAACAGATCAACACTGGATAGAACTGTTCCGAGATCTAGGTTATCAAAATTGTTTGCGACTCAACATGTCAACCATATATGATTCACCTGGTTGCTTTTGTTGCTTGTTCATGTGAGATAAGGCAAAAACTTTTGATACACACGGCCTGCACGAGCATCTTCGTCACTCCAGTGTGCGGCTGCTAGATCATAAATCCACTGTTCTCTAGAGAATACATCTGGCGATTCAATCTTACTGATATCCTGGTTGGCCACTGACCAGGCCACACAACTGGTGTCATCTGCAAACACAGGTATGCCTTCACACACCGCAGCCACACTGGCACTGCTGTTGAAAAACACTGCTGCATGTGCTCCTTGTAGGTTGTCAATCAAACGACTTTGAGTAGGTTCAATTATAACTATGTTTTGTCTCTTGCTCATTTTGCGGGTGTATGCTGCAAAATCTGCCATGTTGTATTGGCCCGGGTGTGGGCGTACCCAAATTTGTCTACTGCTAACTGATCTAATCTGATGTATTTTGTCGTGCAACCAAGTCATGGGATCCAGTGTTTTCATGGCAAATCCGCCGTCTCGTTGCATGCCGATCAAAATGTGTCCTGTACTGTTTGTCTTGGCAGGTTTTAAATCAACTCCCAGGGTGCGACTGATTTCCAGCCATTTGGTAGCATCACTGTTGCGATTGGCATATTCAGCACGATCATAAAAAGGTCCGCCAAGACTGTACCGCAAATAACTGCCTTGATTGTCAAGATACTTCCAGCATGACGCATCTATACACAGAGTATGAAATCCCAGCTTGCGTTGTTCAGGTATGATTTGTTTGCGCAGGGCAATATTACGCCCACCTGTGTTGGTAGTGGCCCAACCTAGGATCACAGCCAGCCGACTGGGAGTATAACGATGTTCCCATTCCACTTGCACTGTGTGCCCTGCAGCTTGGACACCCTCAGCAAAACTTTCCAGGCATTGTATTTTCCTAGAATGTTTCTGCGGATTAGCAACACTGCTAATGTAAACCACTACATCAACCACCCTGCAAGATTCTCCATGCTGTGCCGTCGCGCATTTCTGCTTCGGTAAATTGGCAATAGGCCATATGTGCCGCCCAGGCTTCAACTTCATCCAAGGTAGGCACATGAGGCTTTTCAATGGCATCTAAACTCTGACTGCACAAGGCAGCAGCCGCATTAGGCCCAAGTGTGATAGCAGGTTTACCATTCAGCAAGGCTTCTCCAGCAGCAATACTTGAGAATGTGATCAAACAATGTATGTCTTGTTTGAGTGCATGTGCCATACTGTCGTCACTGGTTCTGGCAGTGCGACTGGGTTTGCGTCTAACCACCACTTCACGATCAGTATGAGCACCAATTTCTAACAGTACATTAGCAAGCCATTGCTCTAAATCAATGTCATAAAGATTCAACAGTTTTTGACTGGGTGGTGCCAACAATATCTTGCTGCCACGATAGAACTTGCATGGTTGAAAACCTGTGGCCGCTAGTCTATCTCTAGGACGATCAATTATGGGACCAAAGTTTTGCACATCATTCTTGGTCACTCTATGAAACGTTTTCTTTTTACCGTTGCCAAAATAGCCAGTGTCAATGTAATAAAAGTCACGCCCTGTGGCACGGCAAATATTCATTTCTTTGCGTTTGGTTATGCCACGCAACACCACCGGAGTCATTGACTGTTCACTTTTGCTCCAGTTGGTTATTCGGCCTCCGCAGCCCATGGTAAAACTTTCTAGTACAGGATCAAACATTTTTCCCTTTTCTGCATATTTAAAATCGCCTGCATTTACATCTATAGCATGCACAGCATTGTTGTCTAAAAGTTGTATCTTGTTGGTCAGAGTCTCAAGATTCATGCCATAAAAATCGCCTGCAGGATCCACACGATATTTCAATACATCATAAAATATTTCATTGACTTCAGGTGCCGTAACATCCAACTCATGTGGCTGCGGGACCACAGTATGTGATTTTACTTTGACAGTTTGTTCGCAATGTGTGGTTCGCTGCTTTTCTTCATGCCATTCTGATGAAAAATGACCTTGCGTGGCAAACTCATGGAAACAAGGGGTACCCAGAGTATAGTGTACCAACTTGGCCTCAGGATTAGCATCATATTCAACATCCAACCAGTTCCATTCTGGGGGCAGTTCGCCAATGCGATCATCATCTAGCCAGGTGAATCTATGCAGTTCTGCACCTGTTGATTGTTGCACAAACTCTGGAGTCAACTTGCGATTGGGAAAACTGTTGCAGTTCCACAAGATCACACTTGACCAGTTCTTGCGTGGATAATCTTCGTTCTTGCTGCCAAGATACTTTTCAGTCATGCGTGTTTTATAGTCGTGTTTGACAACCATGACGTCTTTGGCAAGATTTTGCAACTCCCACAGTTTTACAATGTCGTCACGCAAGATCATGTCGCCATCAATGAATATGGCCCAGCCAGTGTAATCCATCAAATGAGGCACAAGAAATCTTGAATAGATAAATTGATTGCTGCCGTCAGTGTGTGTTTCATCGTAGTCTCGAAACAAGTTTAAGGCCACAGGAATTATAGCTACAGGCTGACTGGCATGTCTAATGATTGAGTTAACACACACATGGTATGCCACAGCCTCTCTAGGATCGTATCCTACAAACACAGGAATTGGCTTCATTTCTTACGCTCAATATCTTCCTCAACACAGTTTTCACCGTATTGGATTTCAATCAACTTGAGTGGCGTGTCTGTTTCGTTGCACAACATGTGCCACTGGTTCTTTTTGATCCACACATAGTCATGCTGTTTGAAGTTGCCAACCAAGTCGTGATCAGTTCCTGCATCTAGTGTGTACACTGCGGCTTCGCCTTCGGCCACAAACCAAAACTCTGCACGTTGATCATGTCGTTGCATGCTCAAGCATGTTTTAGGCATCACAGTGAGTTCTTTGAGCTTGGTGTTGGCTCCTACTTCATGCAACACACGATAGTACCCCCAGGCACGATTAGTCTGGGGTGTTTTCCATTCAGTCAATATCCATGAACTGGAATTTTTTTTGTCCTCTCCCCCTACACCAAATGCAAATTCAACGTCTGACATACGCATTTCGGGGATGTTGTCGGATGTTCTATCTCCGCCATTGGCAAACACAAGGTCAGCGTCGGGATAATGCGCACGAACCTGCTCTATAAAATGACATGCAGAGCCGTCTGAATCATCAAAGGTATAAACTTCATCAACCATGCTTAAATTGTTGATAATACACAGGCGTTCGTTCCAGGGCATAAATGCCCGACCTTTTTTGCGTTCTAACCATTCATCTGAATTGAGACCCACAATTAATAGATCTCCGAGAGTGCGAGCAGATTTTAAATAAGCAATATGCCCAGAATGGATGGGGTCAAAACCTCCGGTTACAAGTACAATTTTCATGCAGATATTTAACCAATGTGCTCAACACACCACCAAAAAGCCGCCCAGGCTTCAAAAAAGAACAAGAGAAAAAAGATTTCCATTTCTTCTAGATCTCTTTGCCAACGTTCACCGTCGGTCATGTTATACTGTGATATCTTCCATGCCTGCTGTGCGTAGTCGTACCACGTGCCCCATTTGCCACTGCTTGGTATCCAGACCTTTCATTATGCCCAACCAACGATTACGTAGAAGTGCCACTTCATTGATGATGGTTTCAAAGTCCACAACTTCTTCTTCGCCATCCACGTACTTTTCAGCATCACGTGCTGTGAGCGCACGAGCATATCCTTCTAAATATTTTTTAAAATGTTTGGTACGTATTTTACGTAGTTGAATGTTGAGAAAGTTCAACACAGCTTCAATTTCTTGTAGCTGGTTGAACCTGTGCTCAGTTATGCCTGGCAGGGCTGTGATGTTCTTTTCTACTAGGCCGCTAATTTTGCAGTCACGTTTGGCATCCGTGAGTTCTGACTCAAAATGTGCAATGAAGTCAGGAATGTTGCCAAGGTCGGCAACTACTCGGCTGTACCACATCAGTAGTCATCTTCTTTGTTGTAGTTGTCCTCGTCATCAAACTCTTCTTCCTCTTCTTCCTCATAGTCCTTGTCATTGTCCAAGTATGCAGTTAGAGCTTTTTTAATGTCTGAATCGCCTTTGAAGGCTTCTCGAATTTCTTCAACGTCATGATCATGATCAATCAGGATAGACACAATGCTTTCGGCAGCATCTATACGATCTACCACGTTGACGTATCGTTTTAGTTCACCCCAAATTTCGCTTGCTACTTCTGCTGACATTTTATTCCTCCGTTGCGTCGGCTGTACTTACCTCGGTCTTGATGTTGTTGAAGTCAGCCATGACTTTGTCCAAACAACCATCATCGTTCTTTTCCCATGCTTTGCGGAACTTCTTGATGATCTCGCCATCGCTGGTGGTAAACACCAAGCTGTTGCCTTCACGCTTGAGCATTTCTTTTTTCTCAATCAAGTCTACCAAGCCTGAGTAAGGGCTCATACCTGTTGTGTAAGGAATCTTGACCTGCACACCTTCAAACGGTTTGGCATAGCGTGTTTTCATGACTTTACAGCCTGCACGAATACCGTTGACATCACTCACCTTGTTGCCGTCCTCGTCCTCTTTGAGCTTCATTTTCTTCATGGCCACCACAATTGAACTGGCGTAAATGAAACCTTGGCCGCCACTGATTTTATCATCAGGGTCAAACATGTCTTGGCTAGCGTATGTGTGGTTGGTACAAACCAGGCCCACATTGTAACTACCAAACATGTTCACACAGTTACGCACCAGGGCAGTGAGAGCTTTGGGTTTACGACCCAGGTCACCCTTCATTTCACCAGCATCAAATTGATTGACGTCTGTGGGGGTCAACAACATGCCCAAGCTGTCAATAACAAACATGACCTTGGGTCGTTCGCCTTCGGGCAGGGCTTTGTAGTCGCTCATGAACGTTGAAATGGTCTTGGCCACATCGTCAATCATGGCCATACTAAGTTTCAGCAGTTTGCTTTCGCTTGTATCCACACCCAAGGCTTTGAGCCAGTCCTCATCAAGTGCGTTCTCGCTGTCAATCAACACCACAAAGATACCTTGCTCTTGTGCGTTCTTGATAATGTTACCTGAACAAATGTACGATTTACCTGCGCCTGAGTCGCCAGCAAACACTGTGACCTTGCCTAGTGGGATACCGCGATTGAAGTCACCCGAGATCAGGTAGTTCAAGGCATAATTGCCTGTGCTGATCCAGTCTGTGGGATCGTTAAAGCCGATGCTGAGTCCATCAATGCTTTTTGTGATTTCCTTGCGGAACTTGCTTACGTCAAATGGTTTTCCCATGTCTGTCCTTTAAAATTTAATACTTGCTCGATTGTTGTCTCGAGAATTTCTAAATAAAACTTTTCTGTATTCAAATAAGTTTTCTGAAATATCCACAATGTTAGCAACAGGCAATTGATCAGTTATCAATGGCACACCATGTGTGTTTGCCCATGCTGTTGCTTCCCGGCTGTAAGGAATAGTTTGAGGTTTTTGTAAATTTAACTGAAACGAAAACTCCAACTGTTCATAGTTGTAGTGATCAGAATATGTTAAATTGTCATCAAAAAATTCAAACTTGTTGTAATACTGTCGACCAACATACGTATACCCAAAACTAAAATTTGTCACATTGTTGTTTGATATTATACTATCAATAAATGGATTGTCAAATACTTCCCATTTGTTATCTGCACTAAACTCTAGATTGTGTTTATTGAAAGATGCCTCTAAACGGTGAACTCCTAAGTTCACTTCTTCGTATGGATATATGTATCCTAGCTTCTCCATTGCTGGAGCAGTTTTGACAACTCGAATTGCATCTGGGTACAGTTCATGCAACTGATTACCCAGTTTGGCTTGGTTTGAATTTGTGCTGTATCTAAGTGCATCAATGTCAACATTTTCAAGTTGTGAAAACACCCAGTCCGAATGAGTCTTGTTTAAAAAATTTTGATCTAGATAATTTTCTAGGTCAGTGTGTTGATCAAACGATCGACCAATCAAATCGTACAAAACTTCATTGGTCTTTGATATTGCCCAATGTAGATGTGTGATTTTTTTATCAAGTTCGCCAAACACTGTTTGATTGTTTGAAAAACTGTTTTGCTGTTTTTGGTTTGCTTGATCTACAAAAAATTCAAAAAGCTCATGATTAGATACAACCTCAAATGGTAAACAATCGCCCGAGTTATCAAATACTAGAGAAAATTTCATTTGTGTTGATTGAAATGGATCTGGGTTTCCCCAGATCCATGTACTATCACTTGGCTTGACGGCTACGGATCATGGCCAGGATGTCCTGGGCATTTTGACCTGAGGCTGCAGGCTTGGCCACTGGTGCGGCTGCCGCAGGAACATCGTCTTCGTCAAAGTCACTTGCTGGCGCAGGTGCTGCCACTTTGAGTGCTGGTTTAGCTGCTGGTACTTCGTGTGCGTCTCCATGACCGTCTACAGCATGTGTGCTGCCGCCTGGTGCTTGCACACCTGCAGGACGGAAGTACTGACCCCAACGTTCTGTGTCGTAAGGTTGTCCATCCACACTAGCCTCAAACATCTCTTTGATGACTCGTAGTTCAACATCGCCTGGACGCTTGGGCAGGAATGTGCTCAAGTCAAACAAGCCATGTGTGGCAATTGCCGCTTGTTCAGCTTCGGTCAATGCTGATTCCTTACGTGCCCATTTGCTTGTGCTGTAGTCAGCATAGCCACCTTTTGCTGTCTTTGACACACGGAAGTCCAGGCCACGCAGGGTGTCTGTGGGCATTTCTTCCAGTTCAGGATCCATCAATGCGCCCTTGATGGTGGCAAAGATTTGTGGTCCAATGATGAAACGTCGGATTGGATTCTCCGGAGTCTTGTCTTCGCTTAAGGGATTCTCACGCACAAAGCCTTGAAAGATGTATGAACGTTTCTTCCAGTATTTGCGACCCATTTCTTCAAGGCTCTTGTCCTTGAACCAGGTGCGTACTTCTGCCAAGATAGGACATGCTTCGCCCCACATTTCCACACAAGGTACTTGCACGTACACTTGTTTAGAATCCCCTTCGCCTTTGATGCCAGCGAAAGGCAAACGAATCATTGCTCGTTCTTGCCAGAAAAATGTGTTTTTTGTATTTGCATCGGGAAGGAATCGCAGTGTTGCACTTTGCCCTTCTTCCATGTTCCAGTGAGCGTAAATGGAGTTGTCTCCACCTGTTTGTCCGCCACCTTTGTTGCCCTCTGCTGCCTGTAGTCTTGCTCTGATTTCTGCTAATGATGCCATAGTTTTTCTCCTTAGTAAGTTGCCTATGTTATGTTGCCTATCTAAATGTTTAGATCTTAGTTGCCTGTGACACAAACAAAAAAGCGCAAACACTGTAGTAGTATATGCGCTTTTTGTCTACGTGTCAATGTTATTTATGATCAAGTTGTTCTAAATTAATAATATCGTAGGGTCGTTGTTGTAACTGTTGTTGATTGTGTTCAAACACATCAATGTTGGCCATAAACAGATCATGCAAGGTATCTATATTGGATGTTAGTTTGGTCAAGCATTCAATGTACCTGGAAAATCTTGGCTCATTTTGCAACTCATCATTGTCTTTGTTTTGATCTTCGATATTGTCCCAACTAAAGTCAATTCCTACTGGCAGACGCCAACCATTTTCGACCAAAGTACGATAATACTGCCTAGGACCAAAATTCAACACAAATCTACCTTGTATCAAATGGTCATAAGTTTTTTCACAAAATATCACATTATTGCCTTTTATCATTGATTCTATCTGCGCTGATACATAGGTATCATCAAAAAATCTTCTTGCCGGCGGTGTGGCTGCTACACTTCGAATATGTGTTTCGCCAGTTTCACACGGCAACACTGTTTCATCAGAAAATCCACCGTGATGTCCTGGAATGTGATGTATTGAGTTGTATAGGTGTTGTTTAATGTGTTTATTATTTCTGCCATACAAAGAAAGCACTGCCAACGGTCGTCGATCTAGTAGCACGGGCCATTGATTGAAATTTTGTTGGCCAAGTTGCTTCCATCCTGGCTTTTTGTCGTGATAGGCTTGTTTGCATCGATTCCAATAAAAATCAAAATGTACAACATGGTCAAGATCAGGTACAGATTTCTTGCGAAAGGTTAACAAACTAGTTGGTAATATCTTTTGAAAATATTTTATCATTTCGATACGTTGAGTTTCAAATATCGATTCATAATGAAATATATCATAAAAAACCAATTTTTGAATTGCGTGAGTTTTTATGTATTCTTCGAGTTTGCTTTTTGTGTACAAAGGCAGGCGAGTATCTGTCTTGACTTCATACATCCAAAAGTCCGCCCATAATTCACCGGATGATTGATCGTGCTCTATCGGTAACCATTGTGGAAAGGTAAAAATAGAAGCATCGCTGCCCGGCATCAAGGCTACCTTGCGCATGATTAGATGTTATCTGAGCAAAGCCAATGATTTTATTCTTGCCAGAAGTGCATCGCCTTCTTGGACGTCAGTTTCTTTACCTTCATAGTAGCTGCCGGTCATAGCACTGTTGCTGTTGATTGGGTCTTGGGGTGCTTGTGCTTCTCCCATGCTGTAGGGCATGCCCACTGCACCACCATCTTCTTCCATGCTGCCACATTCCATCAGCCCGTGTTCTGGGC